CGATTTACGTCAAGCATTTAGATTACAAGAATGGTTAGAAAAAAACGCTCGAGGCGGTAGCCGATACATCGAAGTAATAAAATCACACTTCGGAGTTACATCATCAGACAGCAGACTTCAAAGACCAGAATATTTAGGAGGCGGTAAATCTCCAGTCTCAATCTCTGAGGTGTTGCAGACATCAGAAACTGGAGTCGCTTCTTCAGACCCAACCCCACAAGGAAACATGGCTGGACACGGAATAAACGTAGGAGGTGGAAATAACTTCTCATACTATTCACAAGAACATGGATACATTATCGGCCTTATGTCTATAATGCCCAAAACAGCCTATTTCCAAGGAATACCAAAACACTACAAAAAGTTTGACAAATTCGATTATTATTTCCCATCATTCGCTCATTTAGGCGAACAACCAATTCTTAACGAGGAAATATATGCAGATACTTCAGTATCAGATCAAGAAACTTTTGGATACACTCCACGATACGCAGAATATAAACATATGTTATCATCAGTACACGGAGAATTCAGAGATACTTTATTATTCTGGCACCTTGCAAGAAAATTCGACAGCTTACCCGCACTTAACGAACAATTTATTAACGCAGACCCAGACAAACGCATATTTGCAGTAGAATTACAAGAATCCGAGACAATATATGCCCATGTATTTCACGATTTAAAAGCAACTAGATTAATGCCATACTTTGGAACGCCCAAAGGAGTATAATTAAAACTTAACCTACTATGTACAAAAGACGAATGAAACGTAAAACACGCCGCAAATACGGACAAAAACGAAAAGACAAAAGATTAAACACTTTTCGTATAGCCAGAGGCGGAATAAGAATGTAAAAATATGTGTCTAACACCACTCACACTTTACAGAAACTATGCTACAATGGGAGGACGAAAAACCAACGTCGTCCCTTGTGGTAAATGTCCAGAATGCTTAAGAGACAGACAAAACGCATGGTTATTTAGACTGCAGCAGGAACAAAAAATATCTAACTCTGCAGCATTTATAACACTAACATACGCAAATGCTCCAATGTCATTTAATGGACATGAAACACTAGATCCAAAACATTTAACAACGTTTTGGAAACGCTTACGCAAAGCGAACAATTCAAGTAAAACAATCCGATACTATGCAGTCGGCGAATATGGAACAAAATTTCTTCGCCCACATTACCATGCAATAGTATTTAATATTAACAAAAATATACTACAACACCATGAAAAACTACAAAACATCTGGGGACACGGCCACGTCGATATCGCAAAAAGTGAAGGAGGTTCACAACGATATACTCTCGGCTATATCATGCAAACAAGATGGGAACCAAGTCAAGACGATGATGACCGTCACCCACAGTTTCAAAGACAATCAAAAAACATTGGTCTTAACTACCTCACGCCACAAATTAAAAATTACTACCGAAGTAACAAATTACCTTGTATTACCCAAGCAGGAGGTCAAATCCTCAAAATGCCCAGATACTACAAAGAAAAAATCTTCACCAGAGCACAACGCGAACAAATGGCAGCCGAATGGCAAGAACACAACGCACAAACCTGGGAACAATTCCAGTCACATGACTTTAATATGGAAATCCAATCTAAACTAAACAAATACAGACGCCATGAAAAAATCAACAAACAAAACAAAAAAGCAATTTTCTAATCCAAGAGTTAGAAAACAATTCCAAACAACTCCTTTACAATTCAAAGGAGAAACAAACGATCAACCAAGTTTAACAGTACCAGATCTAACACTAACTATTAAACAACTATTAGTTAACCACTCAAGAGGAATACAAAGCGACGTATCACACAACGAGCCTATGTATTTCGATACTGAAATTCCAATAATAGACGATATAACAGATCTAGACGCCTTTAGACAAGATCTAAAAGCAAGAGAAAAGGCCTTAAGCCTTAAAATAAAGCAAGAAAACGACAAACACATAGCTGACCAAGCTAAAAAACTTACAGACCATCAGAACGCTCTAAAAGAGCAAACAGAAAAACAAACGCCTGTAAAAAATGAAAATTTATAATTTTAATTTTCTTACTGGCACAACTCCCACGATAGGGGAGAGCATAAATATACTATCTTGATATATTTATGCCAATTGACACTCAATTGAAAAACAAACACTTAACAAAAAAACTAACAAAAAAAAATTTAACATCACAATCGATTAAAACACTGCGCAGTTTACGGAGCACAAATTTAATAGATCAAATGTATAAATTAAAAAACTGAGTAAAACGAAAGTAAAAATAAGTGATAGTGAGATGCTATTTGCATCGAACGGTGAAGGTGATGTACACACACCTACACAACACAAAAAAAAATAAAAAAACAAAATAATACCCGCCAAATTTTTGGATTAAATATCCAAAAATTTGGCCAATCAAAAAAAAGTATTATATTTGAACAAGCCCAGTAAACACGGGGCTTAACATATTATAAATTATAGAACAAATTTAAACACTAACAGCTTGAAAATCAAGCACTTAAAATCAACACCATGTCAAAATTACAAACAGAAGCACAAAAAAAAGAAACAGGAAAACAACTATCAGCAGGAATACTACTTGCTGTAGAACTAGAAAGTAACTTTAAACTATACTCTTACAGATGTATAGAGCCAGAAAATTATCTTGAACGCGTAGACGCATTAATAAAATTATATCAAGATACAAGAAAAACTAACTTAAAAACAATAAAATAATGCCCGCACCATTAGCAGCGCCAATAATAGCAGCAGGCGCAGGATTACTCGGTAATGCCTTTGGTACCATATTCGGTAATAGAGGACGTAAAAGAGAAGCCAACCGCGCAAGAGCCCACGACATAAATATGTGGGACAGAACAAATGCATATAATCACCCAAGCCAACAAATGGCAAGATTAAGAGCCGCAGGTCTTAATCCAAATTTAGTATATGGCGGATCATCTGGACAGACAGCTGGAACAGCAAATTCATTACCAGGAGCAAAAGCAGCCGATATACAAAACATTCAACCTGGCAACGAAATGATGCAATACGTAAATCTTAAAAATACTGAAGCACAAACAGATAACTTAAAAACACAAAACGGAGTTTTAACAGCAGATAAATTACTTAAAACAGCACAAGCCGATACAGAACTATCTAAACAAACAGATTTATCAGCATCTGCAGAGTATAAAAAATCACAAATACAAAAAACTTTAAAAGATCTTTTACAAATACAAAGCCAAACAGAAAAAGTACAAGCCGAAACAGGAAACATAAAAACAGAAGGTAGATACAAAAAATTAGAACTTAAACGAGCTAAACAAGGACAATTAAGAGGCGACGATGCAACAAAAGTTATAATGAACATGATACTAAGCATGTTTCACAGAGATAATCCACAAATTAAATTTTAATAATAAAAACAAAACTATGTCAATATTTAACGAAATTAAAATTAATAAACCGAACAGTAACACGTTCAACTTATCACACGACCGCAAAATGTCTATGAATATGGGAACATTAACCCCTACCCTAGTTATGGACGTACTACCAGGAGACAAAATAAAATTATCAAGCACGCAAATGCTACGCTTTGCTCCTATGCTAGCACCTGTCATGCATCGCATTGACGTATACCAACACTTCTTCTTTGTACCAAACCGATTAACTTGGTCAAACTGGGAAGACTTTATAACTGGCGGCGAAGATGGAACAGCCGATCCAGTATTTCCACAAATAAAAATGACTCCTACAACTACTGCGATAGGGTCATTACCTGATTATTTAGGTATACCAACTTTACCAAGTACTCCACAAGCAGGAGCTTCAAATGTATCAGCTTTACCATTTGCTGCATACCAAATGATATATAACGAATTCTTTCGTGATCAAAATTTAATAACTAAAGGTGTAGACACTTTAGTAGACGGAACAAACTCTTCACCCGATTTACAAAAATTACATCAAAGAGCATGGGGACACGACTACTTTACTTCTGCCCTACCTTGGACACAAAAAGGACCAGAAGCAACAATTCCACTTGGAACAGAAGCAGCTGTAAAATATCAAATTAGCCAAGACCCAACTATACTTCGTGGAGTAGGAAACGATAACCCTGTAAATACAAACACACTAGCTGGACCTGGTACACTATATTCAATAAATGATGAAGCATCTGGTGGACTACAAGCACAACCCGCAGGAATAGTTCCTGGTCCTGGAACAGAATTAAACTTAACCGTAGATAACTCTCAAAGTTTATATACAGACTTATCAAATGCTACAGCAGCATCAATAAACGACCTACGTCAAGCATTTAGATTACAAGAATGGTTAGAAAAAAACGCTCGAGGCGGTA